CTCTCTTTTACTAGCCTGGAGCTTGCTATGCGTAACTTCTCTCAGATTGTCCCTCAGTCTAGCGTTATCGCTATTCCTTGTGGGATGGGTCGTTCTGTAGATTCGCTTTTTGCGAAATACAGCCCGTACCTTTTGAAAGCCTTCGAGTGTGACAGTTTAACTGCACCTTGTCTGACTCGGTCTGAAGAAGCTACTCTAGCTGACTTTAGGCACTTCTTGTTTGACGTTCACTCGAAAGAATGGACGTCCGATATGACGAACTCCGTATTTGTCTACCACAACATGAATACAGGCGAAAGCTTTGTATTTGTTGCGTGGTGCGGGTACGAAGACTACGGCGTATCTCACAAGATGTAAAAGAGATAAGGACACCCCGATCTTATCGTTCTGGATATTTCAGGCGATATCCGCCGGAACGCCGGCACTTTAGGAGCAACAGCATGGAAAAGCTTCTTGCTTGGATTACGACCGTTCTCCTGATTCTCGCGGTCGTGATCCTCTTTATGAGAATCTTCGAACGCGAGGTAGGAAATGGACGGACCAATCAAGAAATCCCTGCTGGGGCTTCTTATCAGCGAAGCAATCCTCCCACTCCTGAAGAAAGTGGTGAGACGTCTTCTCCCTCGTAAGAGGTAAACTATGGTAATGCAAAATCGATCTCTCCAGCGGACAGCGCACTTTACTAGCTCCACTGTCTTCATGAATCCGCCCCGAACGCAAGTCACGGGGTCGACTTCAAGTAGCCAAATGGTTGCAGCTAAGAACGAGTCTCTGCAGGTATTGACTAAGCAGAACGGCGATTACAAGTCGCCGACTAACCATAGTTTTGAGAAGGTGGACGCTGAGTTTCATCATGGTTGGCTCCATCAAGAACTAAACTTCGGTTCTTATTGGGCAATCACTGATTCTCAAGGTCCTTACGAGTCCGTCACGGGTCTGAGTCTTCCAACTCAACTGATGTCTCAAGCCGATATAAAGGCCTTGAGCAACTTTAATGAGAAGGTTAGAGGACAGCTCGATCTTGCGATCGATCTGTTTACACGCAGACAGACAGGACAAATGCTCGCTGACGCTGCAGCGCTCTCCAATTACGTACGTCGATTCGACCCACTTAAACTGAAGCGAGACTTCAAAAGATTCCTTTTGAGTCCAAAACGCCTCGGTTCTAAGTGGTTAGAATTTCAGTACGGTTGGAGGCCTTTAGCGCAAAGTCTCTACGAGAGTGCAAGGTTGGCTACCACTCCAAAGCGCGACTACATAAGAGTCAAAGCCCGCGGTTCGCAGGCTGCAACTCGTGTGGTTACGTCTAAAGCGGGTGCTAACGTTACTACTCGTGTAGAGCGGGAGTCAGCTCGAGTCGAGTTCGCAGGCCTCATTAAGCTGAGTGATGGATTCATCCAAAATGCAGCCCAAATGAGTTCTATGAACCCTTTCTCGATCGCGTGGGAACTGACACCGTTTTCTTTCGTCGTAGACTGGTTCTATGATATCGGTAACTATGTCCGTCAAGCTGAAACCTGGGCAGTTTATCGCACAGGTTGGCTTAGCGGCTATAAGACAACGACATCATTGAGTACAGTTCAATCGACGATCGTAACTTCGTCAAACACCGCGACGAATATCTCCTCTGGCTCTAGGACAGGTACGTATAGGCGCGCTTATAAAGCGCGTTCCGTACTTACCAGTTACCCCTTCCCGAGACCGCCTGTTTTCACATGCGATCTCGGCTCCGGGCGGCTGCTTAACGCAGCCGCACTCCTGTCACAGTTTCTCAAACGGTGACATAACTTTCATTCTATTGGAGTTAACGATATGCCGGCTGTTGCCAATATCGTCCTTGCAGACGCACAGGCGACCCCTGTGAACCACACTTTCATCCCCGTCGGCCAAGACACCAATGGTGTTTGGTGGTTCGAGGACCAAAGCGCATCTAACCCTATCGGGTACAATAAGATTAGCGTGCAGGTCTCTCGCGCCCCGAACCCTTCGGTTGGCGCTAACGCCGGTGAGCGGGTGAATCGCGTGAAGTTGGCCATTCACACTCCGAAGTTGGAGGTACTCGGGAACAATTCCTCGGGTATTACTCCTCCTCCGCAAGTGGCGTATGTGCCTCGCTTCAGTTGCGAATTCATCCTCAGCGATCGCTCGGTCCTTCAGGACCGCAAGGATCTGCGTAAATTCGCAGATTTCTTGTTTGCGAACGCTCTCGTCACCGACGTGGTGGAGAACCTGACGTCGCTTTACTAAGGCGGCTTACAGGTTGCAGCTATGTCAAAAGTTTTTCAACTTTTCCAGGACGCGTTTTCACGTCTTGCGACTGCTGTCGATTCACCTTTAGCCCATCGACTCTTTTATTGCGTTCGGAGCGATCCGGATGCCGTAAAGAGGGTTTCTATAAACCCGATGGACTATACCTGTCCGCAGACTTTTGCGAACGACTACCTGCTCCTTTCACTTTGTAAAAAGTACAAGGGGCTCGGTACGTCCGTTAACAAAAAGTCTGTCGCACTTGCTTCTTGGATGAAGCAGGAGGGCATCAACTGTCAAACGAACCACCGTCTTCTTAGCGGTCTGGTAAAACCAGAGGTCTCTGCTGTGCTTTATATAGCAAGACAGAAAATAGCTAAGTTGCTCGGTGACTTCGATGAGCAGGAGATGTTCGACATGGCGGATTTCGGTAAGGGTGCTACCTTCTCTATCAAGAGAAAGAACGCCCAAATCGATATCAAGGCGTCACATCTACCAATAACTATCACAGAAGACTGTCTTCCCTACTTTCGTAGGCTTCTTCGCTCGGATATCCACTTCGCAGAGAGTTTCTCTATGCGGAGGACACGAGCGATCGAGTTCGATATAGTGCCGGGAAACCGGCACGATACCGTTCCGAAGACAGCATTCACAGACCGTAACATCGCAGTTGAACCTCTAGCTAATTCCTTTCTTCAGAAAGGAGTCGGCAAAATGATTCGGAAGCGATTAAAGTCTGTTGGGATCGATTTGAACGATCAATCTCGCAATCAGGGTTTGGCCGAAATGGCCTATAAATCCAAACTTGCGACGATCGATCTATCAAACGCCTCTGATAGTGTCAGCTATGCCATTGTTGAGGAGTTGTTACCTCAAGAGTGGTTCGACGTACTCGACGACCTCCGTAGCAAACGCACGCTCATAAACGAGCAGTGGCAGTTGCAACAGAAGTTTTCGAGCATGGGCAACGGGTTCACCTTTGAACTCGAGTCTTTGATCTTCTACGCGCTTTCTTATGCCTGTAGGAGTTACGTACAAGCTGACGGACCGATTGGTATATTCGGCGATGACATCATCGTCTCTAATAGCTACTCCGGATTTCTCGTTGAAGTCCTCAGTGAGTGCGGCTTCGAGGTTAATACCGAGAAGTCGTATCACGGGGGATTCTTCTTCGAGTCGTGCGGAAAACACTATTTCAAAGGCTGCGATGTCACACCGGTATACCAAAAAGAGCTCGTTGCTACCTTGCCTGAGATAATTCGGTTTCACAACCGACTCTATCGATGGCATAGGAAGCAGTGGTACTCGCTTGAAGGATTATCTCCTATTTTGCGGGACCTGAGGTTACACGCCCCGGAATACGTTATTCCGGACGTGTCCGAGTCAGACGACGGTTTTCTTCGCCCGAGGCACAAGCTTAATTTACGATTCGACCCTAATAGGGGTTGGCATTGTAAAGTACTTGTTCCTACGACGGTGAAGTTTCCGGCCAATGACTTGGCTCTTTTAGCGGTAGCGTTGCGTAGAAGGATGACTTCTTTTGGTGGCTTCGTCGAGTTGCCATTGGAGTTTTACGTAACGGAAATGCGCTGGGTAAGCGCATTCTGACGCCTCCGGCCTTGTGAGCCGGTGGGGGGGCTTTTGCCCATAAGAAAG